CTACGGACGCCGCTACGGCCGACGCTACGGACGCCGCTACGTTCACCGCTACGGACGCCGCTACGGCCGCCGCTACGGACGCCGCTACGCGCGCCGCTACGGACGCCGCTACGGACGCCGCTACGCACGCCGCTACGCGCGCCGCTACGTTCACCGCTACGGACGCCGCTACGGACGCCGCTACGGACGCCGCTACGGCCAACGCTACGGCCGCCGCTACGCGCGCCGCTACGTTCACCGCTGCGTTCACCGCTACGGCCGCCGCTACGGACGCCGCTACGGACGCCGCTACGTTCACCGCTACGGACGCCGCTACGGCCGACGCTACGGACGCCGCTACGTTCACCGCTACGGACGCCGCTACGGCCGCCGCTACGTTCACCGCTACGGACGCCGCTACGGCCGCCGCTACGGCCGCCGCTACGTCGTACGGCGAAGCTGGCGCTCAACAAGCCTGTAAAGATCTAGCCGGGGAAGTTGGACTAGAGTGTGCACGACGATGGTACACTGTCTATCAAGGTGGAACATTTTGGGCGTCACTTTGCAGCTTTTACCAAGCCGCACGAGACGTGCTCGGACTGGATTTGCCGAAATTCGATCCATGGGAGCGCGGCGCGCGTCACGGAACATTTCGTGTCATGCACGAAAAATTCTGCATAGTCAGCGACTTCCCGGAAATCTTGCGTGTGGACGAACAAAACCGTCCTCACTCAGAGGTGGGGCCATCGCATCGTTGGCGCGACGGCTGGTCGCTATATCATTGGCATGGCGTTCGTGTGCCGGCTCATTGGATCGAAAATCGCGCAGGCCTTGATCCGCGCGAAGTGATCGCCGCGGAGAATGTCGAACAGCGGGCGGCCGGCGCACAATTGGTCGGCTGGCCAAAGATGCTGGACGTGTTGGACGCCAAGACCATCGACAAGCATGAAAATCCGTTGATCGGAGAGCTGATCGAGCTTACGCTGCCCGGCCTTGACAGGCCTGGCCGATTTCTCAAGGCTCACTGTCCGCGCAACGGTACGATTGTCGAGGGCGTGCCATACGAATCCGATATCGACGGCAAGCCGATCGATACGGTGATCGGGGCGCAGGCCTGGCGCCTCGGTGACACAGAGAACAACTACAGGCCGCCTGAAATCAGAACCTGAAGGAGACAGACATGACGTTTCGTGCAGCACAGGGCGAGGTCAACATCCGCCGGATTGAGCAGGTGCCCAAAGGAACCCCCCTTGGCAAAATGCAGCCCGAGAACGGTCGCTACATTCTGGGCCACAGCGAAAGCGGCCATCACCATGTGATCGACGCCGCCGGCGCAACGGTGATGGAGCAGCCGGGTGCTCCGGCGGGGATGCGCGTGCTCTATGCCCTGCTCGACGAGCCGAACGCTCTCAAGCAGGACGCAGCGTCGCCGCATGAGGAGATCGCGCTGGAACCCGGTCTTTATGAGGTTCGCATCTCGCGCGAATACAATCCGTTTGCCGAGCAGGCGCGCCGGGTCGCAGACTGAGATCGAGGGCTGCCTCATCATCAACGGCGCTCGGGGCCGTCGAAAGCCGGGATCGCTAAACCGTTCGTCCCTCATGAGATTCAGCGGGCGGTGGTGCGCAAACCGCGAGGCAGGGTAACTTATTTCACGGAAATTCCGGCAGCCCCGAACTAACCACCTGCGGAGTCGCTCGCAACGTCTTCCTCGCACGCATGCACGGCGCCCTGGTAATAGGTCAGCGCTTGCCGGAGCGCGAGAATCCGTGCTTCTGCCCTCACCGCGGCCCACTCGATGTTGGAGTCCGCCGCGGCAAAGTCGGGCCCCTCGACATCCCGGGGCGCAATCGGACACATAACGGGAACCTCTACGGTTACTTCCTGCGTCCGATAGACGACGGGCGGTTCGCGGGACGCCGCGCAGCCCGTCAATATCAGCGCACCAAGTGCTGCCGCCCACGTTCGCATTGCTCAAGCCTTTCCTGCATCGTCTCGGGAACCGCGGTGCGCTCGATCGAGGCTAGGCGCTCGGTCAGGGTGCGCTCCGCCTGCTCGGCCTTTTGCCGCGCCTCTTGTGCCAGCTCGGCTTGCCGCGAGGCTGCTCGACCAAGCGCCCGTTCCCGCGCCCGTGTGGCACGGTTCTGCGTCTCGATTTCGAGGCGCAATTGCTCGCGGTTGCTTTCGACCACTGCCTTGGCCTGCTCGCAGGCGCGCAGCTCGGTTTCGAGCCCGTCGATCCGGCCGTGCAGCGTCCATACGTAGATGCCCACGGCCAGAACCGCGATACCGCCTGCTGCTGCTGCATATCCTCCGATCATCGCATCATCCTACGCCATCGCACTATCCGGCGCCAATATTCGATCGTCTCGGCCGAATTTTGCCCCGTCACGCATGGCAAGCATGTCATGATGGCCTCATACCCCGCAGGGTCGCCGCACGCGCTCTGAGCGGCCAGAATATTGCCCAGGCCGGCATTGTAGCTGGCGGCCGCGAGCGCATGCCGATCCGGCATATCCGGCCGCGGGGCCGACCACTGGGCACGCAGTCGCGCCATGTAGAATGCGCCGGCGTCGATCGCCCACCGGGCATGGTTCGGCGGCACGCCCGCCGGGATGCCGAGCTGCCGCTGCATATCGGCCCAGGTTCCCGGCATGAATTGGGCGAGCCCCCGCGCGCCGACCGGGCTCCGGGCAGCCGGGTCGAGACGACTCTCCTGGTAAAGCTGGGCCTTCCACCACTGCCACTCGGGCCAAGGCCACCATTTCCGGGCCGACTCGCGGATCTGCGCATCATAGCGGTCAGGAAAGGAACGAGGCTGCGACCACGCAGATGCCGACAAAACGAGCGCCGAAATAAAGAGCAAGCGCCAAATTTTTATCATTGCACATCTCGTTGTAAGCAGATTTAAAGTCGCGCCCGGAGAGCTTGTCGAGGCCGCGTAGCACCAACCATCCGACCCCGATGGCGAGCACGAAATAGACGATGTTGAGCAGAAAGGCCGAAAACGCATAATCCATATCCGAATCTCCTCTAAATCTCGGCGCAGGCGGGCCTGTTCCATTCGCGCCCCGTAAGCTCCAGGTACCGGGCCTCTTCCTGTCGGAGGCGGTAGAAATAGAACCGCTTGGCCTGCTCGTTGTTGTCGCGGATCGCCCGGCAATGTTGCCGGCGGTATTCGAGCAGCACCTTGTCTATCGAGGATTTGACGAAGCGTTCGAGCGTGTGCTGCACCTGCTCAACCTCGCGCGCCTCGGCATAGCCGGACACTCCGGGCACCAATCCCTTGGTCGCGACCACATGAAAGCTCATGATGGCTGTCATCATCAGCACCGAGCCTGCGATGACGAACCGCCAGGTTTTCACCGCCCGCGGGCTCGCATCGCTGTCGGGCGGCGCCAACGCCTCGACGATCGTCTGGACGGCATTGCGGATCGTCATGGATCAAACCCCTATCGCCAACCAGTTTGCGCTCAATGTCAGGTCGGTGCCGTTGTGCAGAAGGATACTGGAAAGCGACGAGCCGGGCCCGGCGCCGAAGCTGGCACCTTGGTTCGGCAGCGTCGTCGCGGTGGCGAACTGGACGAGGTGAGTCGATGTAAAGGGCGTCGGCAGGCTTACGTTCCGGCTTTCGTCCTCGGCCATGCTCGATTCCGTGCCCCATTGGACGATCAGGCCATTGGTGAAAGTGATGAAGCCGGGCGAGGCGTTCGATCCACTCAGCGCGCCCGATACCGCCGCATCGACGAAAGTCTTGATCTTGGCGGCATCCGGGACGAGCCCGGTCGTGCCGCTGTCCATCTCCGCCTGCGTCGCCAGCTCCACCGCCCCCTTCGCGGTTTCGCTCGCGGACGGCAGGCGCGAGGGATCAAAAATGCCGGAAACGATCTGCGCGGTATCGATCTGGATGCCGCTCGTCACGCGCGCCACCGTCGGCACCGCGTCGGTCGCAACGCCGGACTGCATCTCGGAGGCGGTCGCGAGCCGCACAAGGCCGGCGCTGGCCTCGCTTGCGACTGGCACCACGGCGCCGGACACGTCCGCCGTCCACACCTCCTCGCCGCCGATCTGGAAGAGCGCGGTGTAATCGGTGTCCTGCAACCAGATATCCGGCATTCGCGCGCCGGCTTTGGTGACGACCGGGTTGCTGTTCGGAATCGTCAGCGCCGCGTCCTGGAAAGTGTCGAGCTTCGTCGTCGTGCCCTTGGAGAAAAAGGTCAGCGTGCCGTCTGTGCGCGCCACGCCGGCGTCGTCGAGCGCCTGGAAGATGGGATTGAAGAAGCGGGTGCTCATCGGGCGTTCCCTTCGCTATCGGCCGCAGCCTCGTCCTCTCCGCGCGCCGCGGCCAGAAGCGCGGCCATCGTCGTGCTGTTCGGCCGGCCCGGTAGGATATCGTCAGGGCTGACAGCTCGTTCCGCCTGCCGGCGGGCTGTGCCGCGCCCGATCCCGCGCCCAACGGATCGGCCTACCCCTCCCCCGAGACTTCCAAATCCAATGCCGCCGCGCTGGAGTCCGATGACAATGCCGAGCCGACTCAAAAGCGTCGTCAATTTGTCAGAGAACTCCTGCGTATTCAGCACCCGCTCGGCGCGCTGGGTTTTGAGGGCATCGTCACGGAATTTTCGGAGGGCCGCGAGCTCTTGCGGCGCAAAGACTTCGCGCATGACGCTCTCGTTTCGCTCCATCGCATCGTCGAGCGCACGCGCATATCGCCCCGGATCGAATCCGCCGTCGCGCATGGCGGGGCGCACAAGCCGGCGCAGCGCGAGCTGCTTCAAGGCGCTGTCGATCTGCGAGGGATCATCCACGGCCGTGCGCATACGCCGGATCACATCCGAAGCCGTCCTTTTTCCGAACAACCGCCCGGCTCCGAAAACCGCATTCACGATCTGCTCGTTGGTCGCCCTTTTTTCGACGATCTGCTCGATGATCTTGCCGGCTTCATCCTGGATCGTGCGGCCCGATGTCGTTCGCGTCGGGCGAGCCTCGAAGCGGTCGCCAAATTCTCGCCGAACGAGGCGGGCGCTCTTCAGAGCTTCAAGGGCTTGTGCATCTCCCTCGAAAAGCGCCTTGTTGAACACGTCATCGAGAAAACCGTCGAGCTCCTTTTTGATCAGGGTCGCGCCCAATCGGTCCTCGCTGTTCGGCGCAGCATTGATCAGGCGGCCGATGACCTTCCTTTTCGTGTTGATTTCCTCAAGCGTGCGGGCTGTCATCGATCCTTCGGCGCCGGATTTCGGGATCAGGTCTTCAATTTGACGCATCGCCCTGTCGGTCGAAGGAAAAATATCAGGATCGATGATGAACCCCCTGTTCTTGAGGCGCTGGCGCACACCGCCGAGCAACGCCAATCCCTCGCTCAAAACGCTGGCCTGATGACGGGCGGCTTCGTCGAAAGCTTCATCGACCGCGAGAAGCATGCGTTGCGCACTTTCGCCTATCTCTTCGGCGATGATGCCTCCGCCCTCGCGTTCGCCGCCGATCACCGGCGCCTTGCCGGACGCGGCCAATTCCTCCTGAAGCTCGTTCGTGATTTCGCGGAGCCGCTGCGTTTGGCGCTCGTCGAAATCGCGTATGATCTTGCCGGCCTCATCGCCGCGTGTCCGCAGATTTTCTTCTCGTATAAGCTGCCTGGGGTCTCCCTCACGCTGACCTTTCGTCAGCGGAATGTCTCTTTCGGCGCCGGTCGCTCCCGGTTGCTCGCGAGCACTGCGCCTGACAATCCGCGAGAGACGATCTGCGAAGAACCGGCCAATGCCGATGCCGAGCGATACGACAGGCTCCAACGCAGCCCCTGTGCCGGCCGTGATGACGGCGCGAAGCGGATCGATTCCCTGTTCCGAGCCTTGCGGGATCGCGGCAACATCTTCCGCGACGGAAGTCGCGCCGGCCCCTGCTCCGGCCAAGGCAGCCCTGCTCAGAACTCCTTGGCCAACCCCCGCAAGCTTTGCCGCCGGCAGAAATTTCACAACCTCCGATCCCAGATCGGCGAAATCCTGCAGAGAGAGCCCTGGGGCGTTCAGGAAAGCCTGCCGGCCATCCGGCAAATTGACCACGGTATTGCCGTGCTCGTCCCGGTCAAATGTCACGCCCGGCACATTCTTCCTGATGATGTCTTTGCGTGCTTGGATGTCCGGAGTCGTGAAGAACCCGGCTGCGATGGCGAGGTCGCCCATCTCTTTCGGTGCCACATCGCCCAATGATCCAAGCTCGGGCAGATCGCCACGGCCGCGCGTGCGTCCGGTCACGAAATCGACGGTGGACTCGACAATGCCGCGGTCGTCATCCGGCTCTACCACGTCGTCATCGGCACCGAAAGCAGCCGTCTGCTCGACAACCTTGTCGTCCGTGCCGAATTGCGGTTGCGATGCCATTATTTCTTCTGCCTGATGGTGCCATCGGGATGACGATAAAGCAAACCGGATGGCAGCGCTTCATATTCTTCGGGCGTCGAAATGAGCGGAGTGGTCTCCGCCACTTTTTCGTCGCTAGCTTGCGCGTCGCGCGCGTCCGCTGATCCACCGCGAAGATTTTCAAGGCCAAGATCGCCCTCAAACGACCGACCAAGCCGACTTTCGTAATTGAGGCGAAAATTCCGTGCCGTTCGCTCCGCCACGTCGCGCAAGACCACAGCGAAAGCTCTGGGGTCGGCAGCGCTGGCGCCGATCTCGCCGATGAAGCGCCGAACATCACGATCGGATACACTTCGGCCAGTCTGCCCCGAGGCTGCGGCGGCCTGGAATGCCAGCGAGGTAATGATCGACTGCATCCGCCGGTTCTGAATGCCCAGCTCGTCGAAGCCCACCCCACTTTCCGTGCTGTCGGAATATCGTGTTGGATCGAGGATGTTTTCGTCGAACTCCTTGCCGAGCGCGCGAGCAACGGCCTTGCCCTCTTGCTGCAGGTCGTTCACGAGTCCAGCGAATCGCCCGGCGAATGTGTTGATATCTGGGCTGTCTTGGAGAAGCGATAGAGCATCTCCGGTCGTCGCCAGGAATTGCTTGGTCGCCACTTCGGCATCTCGAAGCTGGCGAGCTTCCGTATCGCCAAGAACCTCTTCGCTTGTCCCCGTGATGTTCTGTCCGGTGATCGAATACTCTCCCGGCCTTAGAAATTGTTGATTCCCTTCCTGATCGAAGAAGCTTGCGATGTTGGTTTGCGGATCGATAGAGGCCGTAACAGGTCGATTGCTGTCGCGCGGAACGATATTGGCCCGATCGGGCTCCGCCTGCTCCGGCGCGGAGCCGAGCGCCGCAAGCGCGCCGTCGAGAGCGCCTTGCGGATCGTCCACCACGTCCTTGCGGAATTGGTCGATAACTTCCTTGGGAAAAACGCCGTCCCGCTCCGCCGCATCCGCGACCTGGTTGAGATACGTCGAGAGCTGGTTGGGCGGCACGCTTTCCTTGCCGAACAGAAGCATACCCGCGAGCTGTTGCGCCTGGGCGGCCCGTTGGTTGGCATCGAATTCCTGTTGGCGCAATATACCGAGGCGCTCGGCCTTGTGCGCCTGCGCTTCCTGCCGCTTCTGCTCGGCGAGCAGCGATTCCATCTTGATGCCGTGCTCGGATTCCAGAAGCCCGAGCTTGCGTTCCTCGCGGCCCTCCTCGCGCCGGCCGGCCTGAGCGGCGGCTGTATCGAGCGCCACCGTGCGCGGACCGATCGGGCCCCCGCCCTGCGCGATCTGCGAAAGAATGCCGTCCACCATCGCCGTGGTTCCTCCGTTAGAAGCTAAAGTCGGGCGTCGTCGGCACTTGTGGCACCGAGATCGGCTGGAATGTCTCGGCCCCGCCTTGCGTGCCGAGAATGCCGCCTGCCGAGGCGAGCCCACCGATGTTCTGGGCCACGTTCAGAAAGCCGCTCGCCCGCGCCTGCTGGCGCCCGAGCGCGGCATCGGCCTGTCCGGCGGCGGCGTTCGCGCCAAGCCCGGCAACCGTCGTCGTCGCTGCGCGGCCCTGCTCGGACAGGCTGAAGAGCTGGTTGAAGTAGTTGTTGAACTCGGACGAGGCCAGGCCCTCGCCGAAGCGCTGGACGGCCTTGATCCCGGCCCCGGATTGCAGAAGCCCTCGCGAGGCCGCCGAACGCTCGACCGCCTTTACGCCCTCGTCAAGGCGAAACTGGAAGCCGGGGGATTTGAAGAACTCGGAGAAATCCCGGCCGTCCGGCGTCTCGCCGGTGCTCGTCGGCAGCCCGAGCGACAGCGCGAGCTGATCGAGCGCGGACGTGCCGACCCCGGAGAACGGCTGCAAGCTTTCCCGCGAGCGCTCGAACTCCTGGCCGATGATCTGGCCCGCCTGCTTGAAGCCCTTGGCGACCTTGCCGGAGGCGAGAAGCCCGCCAGCAATGTTCGCGCCGGCGCTGACGACCGAGCCGGCAATATCTGCACCACCAGGCATCAGTGAAGACTCCTTTCCGCCACGAAAACCTCAACCTCGTCATTGACGCCGGCGCTGCGCATGCCGATCAGCCGGCAATAGCGGCGGCAGGCGCGATTCGCGACCGGCACCCGGCCGATGATGCCCTGAAAACCCGCATCGAAGCAGGATTCGATGGCGCACTTGCCGGCTATGATGGCCGCGCGTCCGCGCACCTCCGGCAGGAACGCGACATGGGCGCGCAGAATGCCGGGCTCTTCCTCGATCAGGATGAAGCCGCCCGTCGGCAGCATCAGCAGGATCACATCTTCGCGAGCGGCCAGCTCATGCGCATCGATCGGCCACGGCAGCCCAACACGGACATGCGGGAAGACGGCTGGATGATTGAGGATGCGGTTGACCTGATCGATATCGCAGAACATGGCGCTTTCCGATATTGGTGCCCGGCGGGTCCGGGCAAGGCTCATGTTCCTGCGAGCGGGGGCAGATTAGGGCATCGCGCGCCGTGCGTCAATTCCGCCGCGAGTTTCGCCTTGACATTCGCCGCGCCCGCCGCAATATGGTGCAGCATGAACACCGCGCCGCAGTCCGGATGATCTATGCCCTCGCCATCCTCGCGAATCTGCCGCTGGCGGCCCTGCCGCCGGAGCCGATCGCCTACGAGACGGTCGAGCAGGCCGTCGAGGCCGCGTTCGAGGCCGTGCCCGAGAGCCAGTACGAATGGGGCGGCGCGATCCTGGAATGCGGCGACGGCTACATGTATACCGCGCCGGTGACGACGCGCGAGCCGACGCGGGTGAGCTATCGCATTGGCCTGCCGACTGGCTGCCAATTGGCTGCCATCTGGCATACGCATCCGCCTCATGCACGACTCGCCGGCAATCAGATGCGTTTCGCCGGCGATCGTGACCGCGATCGTTCACAGCCCACTCAGCAGGACATTGAACAGGCGGTAACGCTCGGCGTGCTCTCATATATCCACACCGGCGCTAAGACCGTCGTCGCTGGCCACGGAGATCGGTAGACGGCCGGTCAGATGACGCTTTCTCGACCACCTTGCCATTTTCGACAGTGAAATTCTCCGGATCACCTCCGGGACATTGCAACCACTTCTCACCTGCCTCGGTATCAGGCAGAACATATCCGCGCTGCTGAACGGCTTTTTCGTGGATAAAGCCTATGTGGCCACGAACCTCGCCGCTTTCGGGGTGATATTTGAGGAAGCTAATCATTTGCCGAACTGCGCTATAAGCTCGATGATCATTTCGTCAATCTCAGCATCGATAGTGCTCCCGCTATCGACGCGCTGGAATTGAAGACCGTATTCAGTCGGTCCAGCAGGCGGGCTGAAATCTTCCGGCAGATCCACACGCTGTCTCAAGAAAAAAGTGTCGAAATTGGCCCCGGTCGGGATCGCCAATGTTGTAAGAACTTCCGTCCAGGCACCTCCGTCCGTTCGGCGAACGACTCGAGCGCGATATTCTGCCGCATTGAGATTCGCATCAACCCCCCCCTTGGCATCCCACCTCACGCGCTTCAGATCAACGACTTGGGTGGCGATCGGACCGGCCGCGGTGATCGCTTTCGTGGCGCTCCAACTCGGCTCGAGAGGAGGCGTAAAAACTGCGCTGTCCAAAGAACTCCGTTTCCAACTCAGCGCCCCCGGCACGATCGCCGCCAAATCCACACCCTCGTCGGTCAGAAACCGATCCGCAATGATGGTGTTCGTCGCGATCTTGTCCGCCGTGATGGCCAAGGCGGCAAGGGCGGTGGTGCCGACGGCCTCGGCCTGAATCTTGGACGCGGTGATGGCATCGGCGGCGATCTCGTCGGCCGTGACCGCGCCGGCGGCAAGCTTCGGCGTGGTCACTGCTCCGGCTTCGAGCTTGTCCGTCAGCACCGCGCCGGCCGCTATGGCGGTGGCGCCGACTGCGCCGGCGGCAATCGAGTTCGCGACAACCGCGTTCGCAGCAACGATGCCGGCAGTGGTGAGCCCAGTCAGGGAACGGTTTGCCGCGTCGCCCAAACCGTCGAGGATGGGACTGGAGGGGATTGGCACGTCGTCGGCGTCGCGCGGAAACACAGTCACCTGACATGCGTCCACAAGCCATGCGCCGGTGCCGGCAGTGCCCCCATTAACGCCGATCTGACAACGTGCTTCTACCGTGTTTGCCGGAGCGGTGCTCACGCCGCGGATGCTTTGTACGCCGCTGGCGCCTGAATTTGTTATATTGCTCGCGATCACACGTTCAATCAGCCCGCCCGAAACATTGAGCCAATCGATGGTCCACTGGATATTTTGATCGGGGACCGAACTGGAATCGCGCAGCGCAAGTGCGCGTAACTCCAAGCGATCTCCTTCGGTTGCAGAGACTTTTTGTTCAAGGCGGCGATCAGCTTGGTTGTCAACCGTAAGCCGCGCTGAAAAATTACCTGGCAATTGGCCGGGCGCAGCAACAACCGAAGTAAATTCAGATCCGAAAGGCGTTGACCAGCCCCGTAGCGTTCCGGTCTCGAAGCCCCCATTGGTGAACAATCCCTCTCGTTTGCTGTCCGCCTCCACATCCTCCGCCGCGGTGTTGACCACCATGTCTCCGGCCAGCAGACCGTCCTGGAAGCTGAGCCGGCCGGACTCGTTGATCAACTTCGGGGCGGAGTCCGGCAGGAATGCCTCGGCGAACAACTGCACCTCGTCGATCTGTTCGCTGCCTGATACGCAGCCGATACCGACGATGATGGTGTCCGCGTCGGGCGCCCAGTTGGCCGTGGTGCCGCCGTTGAGCGCCTTCCACTGGCCAGTCTTGTCGCGCCAGACGAAGGCCCAGTTGCCCTCATCCGCGCCTGTAACCGCCGGAAACACCGTCCCCCGCCGCGCCTTGTCGTAGGCCACCCACATCACGCCATTGCCGACGGCGAACGGATTCAGCACGTTCGTGGTTGCCTGCGTACCATCGTTCACGAACGCGATGACCGCACCGTTGAACACGATCCGAGCAGGGGTCGTCAGGCTACGCTCGCCGGCCGCGTCGATGCCCTGTAGCGTCACCTCGCCGGGGCTGCCGCCGGGATCACTACCGATCCCGACCCACGAGTTGGGAACGAGCATGCCCCGCGCGGCGGCGACGTCGGCATTGTTCGCGGGCTTCTCGGCGCCTGATACTTTCGACAGAAAATCCACGGCCCCATCGGCGATCTTCAGATTCGTAACGGCAAAATCCGCCAGCTTGAGGGCTGTGACCGCCGCATCGGCGACCTTCTGCTCTTCCACCGCATTGTCGGCGATTTTGTTCGCCGTCACCGCCTTCACGGCGATCTGCGCCTCTTTCACGGCCTCCTGGGCTATGGCGACATCGGTTACGGCGCTCGCGGCGAGCTTGCCGGCGGTTACGGATGCGTTGATGATGGCCTGCTCGCCCACTTTTCCGGCAGCGATCTGAAGATCATCGGCAATCGCGACGAGCGCGCGCTCCACGGCATCCAGAACGACCGTGACCGGGCGGTCGCCGACGAAGCCCTGATCGCGCTGTCTGGTATCCTCGAGCTCGGTAAAGAACCGATACCATTCCCGGGTTACAAGCCCGTTCTCGTCGAGAAAAGGCTGCCGAGCCTGTGGGCGCGAGCGCGGCGGAGCCATTACCACCTCCCGCCGTCGATGTTCACATAGGCCCCGATCAGCGACAGCGGCACCGGATCGGAGCCCGAAACACGATAGGTCCGCGAGCGCGCCCGCCCGAGACGGCGCCGGAAGGCGCGCGTGCGGCCCTTGCCGCGGGCGCCCATGGCAAGCAACTTCTTGGGCCCGAATTGCTCGCCGTCCTCGTCGGCCCACTCGAGCCAGATTTGCGGATCTTCGCCCTGCCCGGTCGTCAGCCCCACGCCCGCGCCCAGATCGACGCGCACGAAGCTGTGCCGCGCGAAGGCATTGTTTTCGGTGGCCACCGGCGGCGTCGTCGCCGACCAGACAATCTCAGCCCCGTCGTCGGAGAAATGATCGAGCGAAATGTCGAAAATCTCGTTGCCGAGCCTGTTGCCCGTCAGCTTTCGGCCGAAGGCGCGCGCGAAGCCGAGCGCAACCCAGTCCGGGCGGCCCTCCGTCTGCCATTCCGACCACAGCCCCGTCGAGGCGTCATACACGAAGGTGCCGAAGTCCGGCATCGTCAGCACATAGAAGGCGTGGCCCTCGATGCGGAAGGTGAAGGCGTAGGCGGATGCGATCTCGACAACCGTTTCCCAGAACCGTTCGAGCGCATGCGTCGAGACGCGCTGCGGCGAATAGCCGTTCGCCCGCCAGACGGTGATGCCACCGCGCTCGTCCGAGCCGAGCCACATGATCGAGTTGTCGATCTTGCGCACCGAACGCGGCGCGAGAATGCCCACCTCCATCACGGTGCCCGGGTTGGGCGCAAACGGAAAATCCTGCGCGCCCGAGCCGAACCAGGGCTCGACCGTATCCGTGCCCATCAGGAACAGGTCGTCATGATCAGAGAACACGCGCAGCACGCGGTCCGGCGCGAACTCGGCCGTCGCGGAATCCAGCGGATCGTATGGCCCGCGCCCCTCGAACGGCGGCGAGATGAAGAAGCGCCCGGTATCGGTCTCGGTCCAGATGAAGACCGCATCCTGGTAATCGACGCTGGAAACGGTGCGGAAGCCCACATCCGTAATCCGCGTCACCTCCCCGTCGAAGGCGATGAAACCCGCACCGCCGGCGGCGATCGCCACCTGAGAGCCGTTGTCGGCCATGATGACGGGCTGAATGCCGATCACCGAATCGCCGGGAAGCTGCGTCGCGGTCCCGTCCTGCGCCAGTGTCCAGACCTCCTTGCCGCTGACGATGTGCGGGACGCCGTTCATGACGTGAATGCCTCGGATCGGCCCGGTCCCGACCTGGGCGAAGGTCTTTACGCCCGGCCGGCGAAACAGCACGCCGCTGCTCTTGGTCCCGCCCGAGGCCGGCGCGGTCTCGAAATACAGATTGACGAGACGCTGCGCCGAATAGGGCAGCGAGCGCGATTGGTAAGACTGCCAAGAAATCGGCTGAATCGGCATCCCTACTGCCCCCGGCCGCGCCCGAACTGGAAGAACACGGGCGCATCGCCCTGATCGAACTCCAGCGCCCTGCGATAGAAATCCTCCGCCATCGCGACCACCCGCGGCGCGGGCTCGATGCCGCCCATGATGTCGCCCGAGATGTTCATGGCGAGATTGTATTTCAGCGCGAGAATCCACTCGTTGGGGAAGTCCGCGTCGTCATCGGCATCGTCGAAGATGTCGAGCGGCTTGTAGTAGGTGAAATTGATGTACTCGTTCACCTTCACCGGCGCCGGCCAGATGAACAGGTCGCCGTTGAACCTCTTGGGGTCGTAGTAGAACTGCACCGGCGTGCCGGCCGTCTGCTTGTTCGGCAGGTTCAGGTAATCGATGCGCCCGAGCTGGACCATCTCGATTTCGGCCTGGAACGGCGGGGCGCCCTGCTGCCGCCGGGCGTCCGGAATGCGCAGCGCCTTGCCGATCTTCTTCGCGAAATAGAACACCCGCGCGCCGGACTCGAGCAACTCCGGCACGCCGGCCGTATCTGCGATCAGGATCTGCGGCTTGACCGTCTTGACCGTGGTCCAGAAAAAGCCGCCGCCGGGCTTGGCGATGCCGATATGATCGCCGACGGCGATCTCCCGTACGCTCGAATGCGCGGTCGCCGAAAGCGGTCCGAGCGTGACGACGCGGGAGCTCTGCGGCATATCGGCCGCCAGCGAGGAAATCGTGAACTCCTCCGTCGCCGCATCCGGGCTGTCGGTGAAGCTTCCGTCCGCGTTCGGAGTCGGGCCGATCCGGTAGCGCACCTGCGCCGGTTGAAGGAAAAGCGTCGCCGAGTTGCGGGACCAGAGATGCGCGCCGGACGCCTGCCACATCTTGATCAGGTCGTCGAGCGCCTCGGCGGCGAGCTCCACGTCATGATCCTGAGCGTCCTCGTCCGCCGCCTTGGCGCCGATGATGGTCAGTGCACGGTTGATGATGTCGTTGCGAGTCCGCGCCATGGCCATCGATCGTCACCTCTTCTTTCGCTTCGCGCCCCGCTTCCGCTTCTTCGGAATCTTCGCGCCGGACTTCCGCGCCGTGCTCAGGGACGCCGCCACCGCCTGCTTTCGCGGGTGCCCCGAGCGCACCATCTCGCGGATGTTCGAGGAAATCGTCGATCGCGACCGACCCCGGCGCAGCGGCATTCACAAATCCTCCGGCTTCACGTCGTTGCGATGCGTCACCGTCGGCGGCGCGGCGCTCGCGGTCTCCGGATCGGGCGTCGTGCCCGGCATGATCGTCGTCTCAAGGCGGAACACCGTGCCGGTGCCGGGGCGGGACACGTCGGGCTGCTGGCGATCCGGGAACCCGCGCAGGAAGTCCTGCGGCTGCCGGCGCTCCCAGGACTGCTTGCGGATAAACCAGCCGTTCCACTCCTTGCGGCAGTCGTTCGCCTTGTATTTGAAGCCGGTTCTATCGCTAATCGCACTCCACGTTGTTGGTCCCCTCCCGAAGGAAGTTCGCGTGACCCTTGCGGAAATTGCGCGTCTTAGCAGGCATGGGAGACTCCTTCATCGGTGATTTTCCAAAACCGGCGCGGCATCTCATCACCTGTGACCGCGGCCCGTCTTGCGGCCGTGTCGGCCCCCGTGCTTCGAGGCGGTCTTGCGCGCGGCGCCGTAGGCGCCGGCGTGCTTCTTGCCCTTGTGGCCGCGCTTCATGCTGCCCTTATGCCCCTTCATGCCGTGTCCGCGATGCTTGGGCATGTCAGATCTCCTTTCAATTTCGCTGCTTGGTGAAATGGAGGATCGCCGCGAAGCTGACGTTGTCGGCCGCCGTCGAGACGATCACGTTCCCCGTCCGTCCTGCCCCCGCATTGTTCGGGATGCCGCCGAAGCTGTGGAAGTTGAAGTCCTGCGCAAGGCCCGGGCCGAACATCCAGGCGAGCACGTTCGCCGTGGCGTCCCAATCGATCGAGACCTCGCCCTGGGCATTGAACCACAGGCACTTCAGCTTGAGGCGCTGGGCGGCGAGCCCGCGGGCGGTATCGATCGGCGCCAGCGTCGAGATATCCAGCGTCGCGCTCTCTCCGCCCACGGCCCCGGTGCCGATCACCTTCCACGTGACGTTGCGCTCGCCGTCCTCGAGAATCTGCGTGGTAATGGCCACCATGCCCTCCAATCAGGACGGATCGCCAAGGGCGCCGTCATCGTCCATGGCGTAGGTCACGACGACCGTCGTGGTGCCCCCCGTGGCCGCAGAGGCGCCCACCTTGCCGAAAACCTCGGTGTCGGCCGCAAGTACCGCGCCGGTAAGAGCGCCGGAGCCGTTGAACGCCACGTCGTCGGCGTCGAGCTCAGCCGCAAAGCCGTCATTGTCGCCCGAGCTTCCGATATCCACAGTCGGATTGGTGCCACCGGTCGCGCCGCCAAGCGAATGAACGCCCAGCGGACGCGCGCCCTTGGGAAGCGTGCCCAGGCTGACCTGTGTAGAGGAGGTCGGATCGAAGCTGGCCCGGAAGGCCAGGATCTGCACCGCGACGGTGGCGCCGCGCGTAGGCTGGTTGCGCGTATAGCCCTTGAACGTCGTCCGCGCCATGGATCATCTCCTTGCGTCAGCATTCCCCGCAGGGATGGAGAGAGGCGGCCGGGCCTCTCAGGTCTTCTTGGACTTGTCAGCCGACGCCTTCGACGGCTGCTTGCCCTCCAACGCCACGAGACGCTTCTCAAGAACCTCAATCCGCTCGCGGCATTCGGCCAGATCGGCCCGTTTCCATTTGCTCATGCTTGACCTCCATCAAGCACCGGGTGAGCCCCAAAGGCCACGCCAATCGGACCAACCGGGCACGAAGCGCATGTAGGCCTTGTACTTCATGTTCTCCGTGTCGAAATCGTTGTCCTCGGTGAACTCCGTCTCCTCACGGTTGAACAGGCACATGCCCTGCTCGGCGTCGGACCGGATGAACCAGGCGTCGGGATCGGTCAGATACGTGTTGACCACGTAGCCGTCCATGATCGAGCCGCGCGTGCGCAGCGCGTTGACGGCGTTGTTCGCCGTGTCGTTCTGGAGCTGCGAGCCGAGAATGCGCTGGGCGGTGAACTGCAATGCCGTCGGCACGATCAGCCGATAGGCTTGCAGGTTGATGCGAAGCCCGCGCGAATCCTCGGCATTGTGGATCTGGATCACCTGATCCTCGAGCGCCTGTTCGGAGAGATCGGAGGCGACCGAAAGCAGGTTCGACTGCGCGCCGTCGTCGGTTGCATGGTCACTGGCGAGCAGCGCTGCACCGTCGCCGCCGGGGAAGTTGGAATCGAAGGCGCGATTGTAGACGTTCGCGGCGACGATTTCCTTCGTGGTCCGCATCGAGAAGGCGAGGCGCGCCGTGCGGTCCATGACCACATCCTCATAGAGGTTGTCGGCGAGTTCTTCCTTCGTGACGATGAAGCCGAGCGCATATGGGATATGCGTGTACCGGCTGACCGGGCCTTGGCGGTACGTGTCGAACTGCGTCGAGGTGCCCTGCTCCTTGATGGGCGCCAGTCCGAAGCCGATAAGCTCGGGCGTCTCCTCGTATGCCTTCTCCGACTGCTTGACCTCGAACAGGTAGTTGTAGAGGTGCTCGAAGCCGGCATATTTGAGGCCCCAGAAGGCGTAAATACCGGGCCATAGGGTTTTTGGCGCTGAGCCAGTGGTGATGATACCGGAAGCCATCCGTCAATGCTCCTTCGTCGCCTTAGACCCCGGCCGTGCCGGCCGTCTGGGTGTGCTGGTTGATCATGACCTCGACCTTGGCGTTCGCGCCGAGCTCGTTCTCCACGTCGCGGACGAGGCGAAGGATCTTCACCTGCGCGGTGGCAAGCGCGGAGACCGCCCCGATCTCGAAACGAGACCGACCCTCGATCGCTACGCCAGCGGACAAGTTGGCGTTGTTGCTGATGTCGGTGGCCGCGAGCGTGCCCGCGAACTGCGCCTCGAACACCAAGTCCGGATCGTCGTGGACGAGGATATACTGCTCGGTGCTCGCCGTGGTGTTCAGCGTGGTGTCGAAGACGATGCCCTCGTCGTTGAGATTGACGGGGCCGTTCGTCCGTCCAGCCATCACGCCGGTGATCAGGTTGCCGTCGCCGGCCGTGGCCCGAGTCACCGTGGGAACCCCGTTGGTGTCGGCGGTGCCGGTGACAACCACCGGATCGCCGGGCGCGATCACCTGCGAATCGGAGGCCGCGACATGATAGAGGCTGCCGGAGCCGTTATAGGGCGCACCGTTGCGGTGCCGGACGGCGCGCAGCCCGAAAGGATTGTCAGTGTTCGCCATTGAAGGCTCCATCGATGCCGGCCCTCGCGCCGGCGGATGAAGCCGTTTTCATCCAAAGGCAGCGGTAGGCCGCTATTCCGAGAAAAACTGGTTATTGCCTTTGGAGGGGTCATACAGGACTGACTGTCCCTTGCCCCGAAAGCCCTGGTCGCCTGCGATATGACCGCGGCGCGTTTGCTGTGCGGTCTTCTCGATCTGGGCGGCCTTTTCCTTCTGGTCTTCCTCGTAGAATTCCTGAGGAGTTTCCATCAGGTAGGCACGCAACCCATCGCCGCTCTTCTGAGTGCCGACATGCTGCGACTTGCGGCTACCCGTGTCACTGGTGGGAATAACCGCATCGGCATCTTCGACAAAGGTATAACCCTTGTCAAGCATTTCCTCGAGCCGGTTCCCTTCGTCGTTTACCCAGCGCCGGACGAAACCCTGCTTTTTGGGCGCGAGCAGCTTCTGGCCCTGAATGCCACCAAGGCGCTTGCGCGCCTCGCGAATCTTGCGCCGGCGCTCGGCGGCGAGCGCGTATTTGTCGTTTGCGGCGCTTTCCGGCTGCCGGACGGACTCGGCCTCGGCCTCGGACGCCTCGACGGACTCGGGCTCCGGCTCGGGCGCCGGCCGAGGCTTCTGGTCCAGATGATGCCGGCAGTAGCCGTCGGCATCCACCATCCTCATATGGCAGCGTCCGCCGTTCCTGAGCGTGCCCTTGCATGTTTCGGTCATGTCAGCCCTCCATCTGCTTGTAGTAGGTCTTCACGAAGTCGTCCTTCGAGCACATGCCCCGCTTAACGGCGCGATCGCACGCGGCCTGATACTCCCTGGGCATGTTCTCGTAGGACTGCTTCTTGCCGCCGGCGGGCACGCGGCGCGATCGCTCGACGGACGCCTGGCCGGCAGGCTGCGAGCCGGCGCCGGTCTTGCCGCGGGAGAAATAGTCGGGAAACGCTTCCATGACGCGGGCCTTCACCTTCTTGAGATGGGCTTCGGGATCGAGATGCGGCATGCGCTGTGCGATGCGGTCGCTCTCGGCGCGGGCATAGTCCGTCATCGCATCATGCGTGCCGTACCAGTCGTTTTCGCGCTCGAAATCCGTCAGCGCCTGCTTTGCATCGGGCGGCATCTCGTTCGATTGAACAGGCTTCTCGGGCTTCTCGGCCGCCGCCTTCTTTTGCTTGTCCAGCGCCTCGTAGGCTTCGAGATCGCCCTCGCGCACGGCGTCGCGCTGCTTCTGTTCGTATTCGGCGATGACGCGCTTGCGCTCGGCCTCCAACGCCTCGCTCGTAAAGGCACGCCACGCTTTGATCTCTTGGTCCTGAGAATCGACTTTTTGCTCCGTCTTGGAGAGCTGCGTCGATAGACGTCTCAGATTCTCGCGCAGGATCGGCGTCACGCTCTCGGTCATATCGACAAACTCTTGAGCGTCACGCCACGTTGCCGGATCGCCGCGATATTCGTCCTTCGGTTTCCAGCCGAGCTGGCGCGCGCGCTCCTCGATATCGGGAGAAGCGTCGGTGCCGGTGGCGGACTCCTGCTCCGGCTCGGCCGGCTCGGCCTCCGTCGTGCTGGTAGCGTTCTCGTCCACGGTGTCGGACAGGTCGGGTGCATTGCTCGCCATGTTACGCCTCCTCTTTCTCGATCACGGCGATGATGTCGTCGGCGTTGACGACGCGGTATTCCTCGTCCTCGTCACCCCGCTTCGGACAGATGGTGCCGGCGTACTTGGTGATCAGCACATGTGCGCCGGGCGCGGGCCAGAAATCGAGCTTCAGATCGGCCGTCTCGCCGTTTTCGACCAGGACCGCTTCAAGTTGGGCCATTTCCTTCTTGTCGCGGTATTCCTCGGGCAGAATGATGCCGCCCTTGGTGCGCTCCTCGACCTTGATGATGCGCACGAGCACGCGGTCGCCGAGCGGAGTGATGCCGGGGTCTTTCATTCCGCTGCCTCCCTGTGCCGATCCTCGCCCAGAATCGACTGGATGTCGTCCGTGCTCAGATTAAGGATGTTGTCGATCATCGACGCCATACCGGCCCATCCGGCAGCTCGCAGGCGCAAGTGCCCGAGTTGCTCTTCATCGGCCACCAATACGGTGCGCGCGATGTCCGTGATGTGCGCGTCATACTGGACTCTGAGGTGCTGAAGAAGATCCAGGAACCACCGATTGTCCTCCTTCCACCGCTGGAGATCGTCCGGGCTGAGATTGAGGGCCGCCCTGCTGCCCGCTGCCTTGGCTTCCATCGCCGATCAACTCCCTTGCTGCAATGATCAGTTCCTTCATGTTCAGAAGGTTGTCCGCGCCCAACTCGTCGCTCTTTGCGGCCTTCTCGAACGCGCTCGCAAGCTGCTCGATTCCCTTGAACAGCATCTCTTTCTGCTTGATCTGCATCTCGAACAGCTTGGCCGCCTGCTCCGGCGTCGGGCCCTGTTGCTCGGGCGCCATGAAGCGCTCGGGCTCCTCGATCCCGGCCGTGCGCATCGCCTCCTCGAGAATCGTTATCGGGTTCGCGCCGGGAAACTGTATGAAGCCCAGCAGCATCTGCGTGCGGGCGGCGCGCTGGATGTCGGTGGACATGGACGGATCGGCGGCCGGCACGATGTCGAGGCTGACCGTCTCGTAATCCTGCTCCGCGATTGCGTCCGGATCGTCGAGCACACGCTTGTATTGCTCTGGGTCGAGATGGCGGGCGTTCAAGTCGTAGAGCAGCTTGAACTCCTGCTTCATCGACCGCCAGATGCGCTTGAAGATCGCCGTGTAGACCTTCATGCCCTGCTCGATCAGGGAGAGCACCGTCGTCGCCGGGGTGTTCGCGGGCGGCGGCCCGCCGCTCATGACTTCGCTCACCGAGGAGATTTCCTTCGCCGCATCGACGCGCAGGCCGAGCATGGCGAACAGCACCTGGCTCGGCTCGCGTACCGGCAAAGGCAGAATGGCATCCTTCATCGGCGCGCCGCCGGTATCGACCTTCTTCCATTCGCCCGGCGTGAAGCGCAGCGCGCCCGAATCAACACGGAAGCCCTTGGCGATGAAGCCGCCCTGCACGTTCGACAGGTGCCCGGCGTCGATCAGCATGTTGACCAGGCTGTCCACGGCGTCGTTCAGCGGACGCAGAAGCTGTCCGAAGCCCTTGGAATAGAAGCTGCCTTCCGGATCGGGGAAGCATTCGTACTTGATGAAGTACTTCCGCGGCGTGATCTTGGCGATTCGCCCCTCGGAATCGACGACAATATCCCTGGCATCGAAATTCGCCACTACGCGGGCAACCTCGCCGGTTTCACGGGAAACGGTGACGATATAGGGCTCGGGCCGGTCGTCGCCGTCGATATCGAACCAGGTGTGCTGCTCGATGAACTCGACGGGGGCGTGCTCGTCCTCGGCCGGGCTGCCGAAATCGGCGTCGCGGAAGACGCCGAGCGCGATCTTCTGTGCGATCTCGTGCGGATACAGCGCTGTCCGCTGCGAGATGCGCGGGCAGTCGGTCAGGTTCTTGGCATAATTGTTCACGACCAGATCGGTCGCGAGAACAAGCTCGGAGACGTTCCGGCCGCGGGACGGATCGAACCACACCTTGCGGAAGGCGCAGCCTTCGAGCGGCAGCGTGAGCAGCAGGCGGTCGGTTTCCTCCTCCCAATCCTCCATCTCCTCCATGAGCTGCCAGCTCATGTGCGAGGAGACGCGGGTGGCGCGCTTCTGCTTCTCTCCGTCCGTGTCCTTGCCGATCACCCGTGCGAGCGCCGGCGTGCCGGAATTAACGATCGCGGGATAGGCGCGCGCGTTGAACTGCAAGGCCGCGACCGTCATCAGCGGATAGGTGAGGTTCGATGCGTCCGGCCACGGATAGACCTTGGTATCGTCATAGAGGTTTTGGCCGGCGATGCGCCGGATATCCTCGATTTCCAGTTCCCACTCCGCGCGGGACGACAGGTCGTCCTCGAAGCCGCGAAGCGCCCGGTCGCCCCATTCGCCGAGAAGCTGCTCCTCAAGGTAAGGCGTGATGTTGGCCTGATTCGACAAAAGCGCTAGCCGGTCGGCGGCCGAAAGCTGCTCAATATCCTCCGCGGCGACTTCCCCGCTGGTCTCTTCGGTCTCTTCGGAGGCGATCTCGGCGATGTCCTGGGGCGATGTCGCCATGTCAGTACCCCGTTCTCGGGTTGCGGCCAGATGCACCTGCTGTTGCGCTCGCGCGGATCATCTCGCGTTCCTCCGCCGGCGCGTCGATGTCAATTCCAAGGGAATCGGCGAAAACCATGAAGGCGTCAGCGCCGTGACTGGCGGCGTGGTGCACCGGGTTGGGTTGCCAGTCGCCGCGCCTGGCATCCCATTCCTTCCGATATTCATCGAGACAGTCGGTCCCTTCGCGGCACCGCTCCTCGTCGAAGAAGCATTGCGGGATCAGTCGGCGCGCCCGCTCAATACTTTGTTGCTTCGACGGCGTGCGACGCACAATATGCACCTCGAAACCGTTGTCGTAAAGGACTTCCGCAACAGATTGGGATGATGCCAAGGATTTGCGGTCGCCGTCATGAGGTAGAAAGGCGGTCCCGTAATTGAGCGGCCGTAGCCCGTCGCGTTTGTTTTTCAGCATGTGGACGTAGTATTCGATGCCCTCGCCGGACGCCTGAAAATAGTCCACAAAGCGGTAATCCAGCCCGACGCGCTGATAGAACCAGATCGCGGTCGTATCGCGCCCGAGATCCCAGAAGGTTTCGATCGGAATCATCGGGTCGATCGGCACGCGGCAGATGCGGCCGGTCGCGCGCGCTTGCGCCATGGCGCGATTGAAATACGCGCCCTCGATCGACGCCTCGAACGCCTCCTGCCAATAGGACGGATATTCCGAGCGCATGCGATCCTGGTAGGTCTCGAGCTCGACCGCGTACCACAGTTTCTGCTCAGGCGTGAGATGGATGTCCGCAGCGGCAAGGCGCTCAAAATATTCATCGAGTGATCCGCCATACCACTCGCCGCCGGGGATGCGGTATTCGGACTCCTCCCACCACGGATAAAAGTGCATCCGGAAATGCTTGGGCGTCAGCGGTCCTTGATGATTTGCCGCGCGCTTGCAGATCTCAAAGAAGTGGCCTGTGCGCCCGGCCGCCGTGCTCTCGACGATCAGGCAACCATTGTCGGGCACCGTCGGAATCGCGCCGGTCTTGACCTCTTCCGCGCGCTCTGGCGCGAACTGGCACAGGCGGCCGTACTCGCTGAGGTGCATCAACTGATAGGTGCCGCTTCTCAGCGACGTGCCCACCATCAAGGCCGAGCCGTTGGGAAATCGAAGGCTGCTCGCGGTATCGTTCGTCGCTGGCATCATCTCCTTCACAAAGGGCGGAAGGTTGTCGTAGGCGAATTTGACTTTCTCCTCGAAGATCGCCTTCGCGGCGTCCTCCTTGTGCGCGATCGTGCCCGCATTGGTGTCGGGGATGAACAGGCAGTCGTCGAGCATGCTGATCTGCACGAAGGTCGTCATCCCGAGCTGCCGACATTTCAGCAGAACGTTCCTGCGATGCAGATTGTACCAGAGCCGCATCTGATGGCGGTTCGGACGGAATTTGATCCGCCGGCCCTTCTTGGTCTTGATCCAGTAGAGATTGTTCAGCCGCCACCATTTCGAGGCGAGCAGCCGGCCGAAGAGGTGATCTTCGTCAACGCGCCCGCCTTTCGTCTCGCGCGGGGCTTCGTCGGCCGACACCGCATCCTCGTCGGGCGGCAGGCCGTAGACTAGGCTCGCTCCCAGATCGTCCACTACAGCCCCTCCACCACCTCGAACTCGGCGATGGTCGAAAACAGTTGCGACGGACTCCCGTCCTGGAAACGCAGCTCGGCCTTCCAAATGCCGGCCTGATCGAGATCGCCGTCGGCAAAAATGTAGGACGCCCAGGTGTTGGCGGCGAACGTCCCGGCCGACGTGACAAGCTCGGTTGTCCCGAGTGTGCCGGGGACGGTGATCTTTGTCGAAGCGTCCGGCTTGAGGAAGGTGAACTGCAGGCCCGTCTGCGCCGACATGTCGAAGCCGGTGCCCATGACGAACTGGATGCCGAACTCGGTTTTGATCAGGGGATTGGTTGCCAATTCAGCCTCCCAGAGCCGATTGCGAGCATGACAGACGGGCGACGACTGCGCAAGGACCACCGTCTATGGACGCCGCGACAATCCGCGGCTCCGGGGTCATCTGCCGGAATCTGGATATACTCGCAGTGATCGGGGAAAAGACGCTCAGCTCGTCGTTGATCGAGGCCGTGACGACCCGCGGCGAGGCGTCCATGCCCCGGAATACCGCGCACACATCGACCGCAGCGGGCTCGACGACGGACACGCTCGGCTGCGAGATCGTCGCCGTCAGCGTGATCGATTCCGGTGCCGCCAGGGACTCGCCCACCTCTTGGCCGGTCGGCTGACTGACGGTGGGCGTCAGCGAGATCGACTCCGCCGCGGCGGCCGTCTCCGCCTGGGCCGATGGGGCGGAAACCGATAGGGTGACTTCGAGCGACTCCGCAACCGCTCCGGTTTCGGCGATGGCCGTCGGACTCGTCACCGACGGCGCGAGGGAAATCGATTCCGGTGATGCCTCGAAAACCAGCGTCTGTTCGGCGGTGGGCGCGGTGATTGCCGGGACGACTTGAACGGATTCCGGCGCCACGGCCGTTTCGGCCTGCGCCGCCGGCGCGGTAATCAAGGGAACAACGTCGATCGATTGAGCGTCTGCGCCAGTCTCGGCCTGCGCTGTCGGAGCAGTGACGGTAGGAATGGCGTCGATCGACTCCGGCGCCGCCGATGACTCGCCCCCACCCCCGCCCACGTCCTGATCTTCATTGAACTGAAGCGGGCCGACGAAGTATTCCTCGGCCCCATCCTCATGGACGTTGAGCCCGCCGATGAAGATGTCGCGCGCCATCAGGCGACCTCAAGCTTCGGGTCCACAAGAACTGTGCGATTCCCAGCAAGTATCGGGACGACCGTGACGACGCCGGAGACCTGCGGCGTATAAGTGAATTCGATCTTCTTCGGCACTCCGACGCCCGTGCCGTTCCAGGTCGAGGCCATATCGTCCGTCAGATTGACCCCGGCGGCATTTGGTAACGGGCGAGTCGACAGATATTTTTGCCGCGCTGTTGGCATTGCGGAGTCGTCCGGCCCGAGCAGACGCGCATGGAATTCCTGATCCGTGATCTCCGCGTCGGTCGCCAGGTGCAACGTGATCGTGATCTGACTCCCGCCTGCGACCCACCGTGCGATCTGCGCACCCTCGATCGTGTGGGCGAAATTAGTGTCCGCGTTGCCCTCCATTTTCCATGAATACGGGTTCGCCTGCTCGCCATCGTCTGCGCCCCCTGTCCGGCGCTCAGACAGGACGGTCCGGATTTCCCCTTTGTCGCTCTCCCACCGAGTAAGGCCCAGAGGCGGGTTGGAAATTGTCCCGTCGGCGCAATTCTCGACGGAGATCCACGTACGATGCCGGGTGGTCGTCTCGTAGAGGCTCGACATCGCGTCGAGTCCTGGAATGTTGCAGCGGCGGAACGTCGCGAAATACGACCCCTCCTCGCTACCGCCGCCGCGCTGGACGTCAAGCAGGCTGGCGGCAGTATTTATAAAGTTGACGCCCTCACATTCGATGCTGCCTGTCTCTGTGGTATCCGAACCGACGTTGCCATTAGCCGCCCAAGTTAACAGCGGCCCGTTATTCACGATCGTGAAATCACCGCCAATGATGTGCACGTGAACGTCATCGCTGACAGTCACCGTGCGCACCGCCCCGAAATCAAACGTGCAGTTGATTGCGGTTATTCTCGCCGCCACCCCGAATCCGCAGTCTGCATTGCCACTGCCGCCGCGACCAACGAGCGTACATTCCTCGATGACGATTGTATCGGACCCAAGAGTCGACGAGTTTTTACCACCTAGCACGAGTTCGTCGTCGGACTCTAGATGCAGGCCCCATGCATAGACGAATCCCTCCCAGTGGATATCGTTCGCGCCGTCGGCAGTCGTCAGTTTCGCGCCCGCCTCGCCGACACCAGTCATTTTGTTCGTCGAGATCACGCTGACGAGCGACTGCGGATCGACTCCACTGACCCCGATCCACGTGATCACCGTATTCGACGTGAAGGTTTCAAGATGATCACTGGCGACGCGCACCTCGTCGCCCGACGCCGCATTCGTAGCAGCGCTCAGGATCGATGTGTAAGCGTCCCCCCACGACGTGCCGTCGTTAGCACCGGACGCGTTGGAGTCGACAAAGATGACGGCCATCATTCACCTCGAATGAGGAAAGGCGTCATCACTGTCGTTCGGTCGGACTGCGGCACGGCCTCGTTCTCGATGAAGTTCACGATCTCATCCGACAGTTTGATCGCATTGCCAGCCTCGCTCGCGCTGACTCCGACGACACTCGGGTCGAAGTTCGGGTCGTTCGCCGGGTCTTCGTTGCGCACGATCTCTTGCAGCCGTTTGGCTTCCTCGCGAAGTCCGTTTAACTGCTGGACCCAGTTGCGAAGCCGCTGCATGAGAATTTCATTTTCTTGCTTGGTGAGTGCCATGTGTTCCTCCTACCGTTTTGGCACGATCGCGTGCCGCAGAGAGATCGGCGCCTTCGGGTTGGTGCGCCGCTCGATCGCATCGCTGAGCTTGTCGTAGTCGTCGGGCGCCCCCGGAACATCGACATGCGTCGCTGCCGCAATCGCCGCGCGCTGCGCCTTGGCGCGGATGGTCCGGACATTGGTGCTTCCCCAATCCAGCGGCGGAAAATCCTCGGT